CACATATTAGTACCAGGTTACGTCTTTTTGTTTTCTAGCAGCTCCAGATCCTTTAACAGGGTTTTTATTACCTTCGTTAATAAGATTTTTGCCTCTAATACTAGTTTCAGATCTTGGATCAGTAATAACTTTACCTTCTTCTATCTTAACTGGTTTAGATTTTTTATAGTTCATCATATTTTTATCTCCTAGTTGTATTGTTATCTTATTTTTAATCTTTTTTAAAGCTATTTGACATCTGTTGTTTAACAATTGACGTTTGTGAACGTAATTCTGCTAAATCTTCGTTCTGTTCTAGTTTATCATCGCTAATTTCTTTAGCTTGTACTAGTTTTGCTCTATCTAACTCTTCTTTTGATTCATCAGCCTCTGCTTTACGTTGATTTTCCATTGCTCTAAGGTCAACTTCTCTAGATTTTAGTTTTAATAAAGGATCAGAGTCAAATTGAGATGTAATTTCTTTTTCTTCCTTCATAAAATCAGCCATAGACTCTGCAATTAACACTGCTTTTCTTGCTTCCATGTCCATATTCATTTTTTGAAGTTGTTGTTGAACTTGCATATTTTGTGGGTTCATTTGTGCTTGTTGTTGCAACATCTGTGCCTGTTGCATCATGTCTTCAAACTCTAATTCTATCTGTTCTTGTGCCATCAAGCTTATATGCTCTAAAATATTTTTATGCATTGCAGCCATTACAGGTGGATTGTTTCTAACTAAGTTAGTTGCCATAAAATTTAAATGTGCTGTTATATGTGCTGTATGATCTTGTCCTCTGTAAGCTTCAAAAGGTTTACCTCCTAAAGCATCAATATGTTCTAACGCAGGATCTTTTGGTGCTTTTGGAGCAGGTGGTGGTAATATTTCATCAATGTTTTTTACACCTAATGCTTGATACATATTTCTATAAACCTGGTTTAAGTTATGTATTTTTGGATTAGATGTAGCTAATTGTAATTCTGTTTGAGCTAAAGATATTCTTTGTGTCATAGAAAATATATTTGGATCTGCAACAGGTAAAATATCTACTCTGTCATCAAAGTCCGTTTGTTTAATTGTTTTTTCAGCACCAACAACATCGTAAGGATATTCTGGTGGTAAATAACTTTTAAATACGTTTGACAATAGTTTAAATTCTTTTTTAAGACCTGAGTATAATCTTTTATGAATTGCAGACATAACTCTTGATCCGCGTTCTAATAATGCAACTGTTGTTCCAACTGCAGCTTGTTGATTTCCATCACCTACTTGCATATCAGCAATAGAAGCAAATCTTTGACCTGCTTGAACAACTATACCCATTAATTGTAATAATGTTTGAGATGGTTCTTTGTAAGGTAAAGGATAAAAAGCATCTCTTAAATTTCCACCCGGTGCATCTACATCTTTAAACTCACCTGGTTGAATGGGTGACGCTTCATCTCTAACTCTTACACCTCTTTGTTTAAAACCTGCTGGTAAATTAGATAATGTACCTGCGTCCAATAATTGACGAAGAGCAGCCGTTGCCGTTCTGCTTAATCCGCCAATCATATGGATTAATCCAAGTCCGTAAAACCCAAGTCCTGGCAGAAATTTAAAGTGGACAAAATATTGAATTTTATTTTTTGTTGGATCTTCTGGTGCAAAGTTTCTTCTAATAGAAAGAACTTTCCCACTACCTTCTTCGATTGTTACGATGTACGGTAATTTTATTCCTGTTGGTTCATTGTTTTCTCCAACATCTTCAAAACCTTCTAAATCTAAATTTACATGGCATTCTAATAATGTATAAATATTTTCTTGTCTTCCTGTAGCTTTAGTTCCTTCTAATTCTCTCTCTTTATCAGTAACTTTATCTTCCATTTTAGAAGGCAGTTGTAATTCTATGTCAGCATAAAAACCACCAACTTGTTGTTTACGTAAATCATTTTCTGAAATTTTAATAACATGCATAATTGCTTCGGCATCATCTAAAGAAGTAGCTGTGTAAGGTACAACTAAATCATCTGCCGGTACAAATTTAGATACCGCTCTTTGTAATAAATCATCGTAATAAACTTTTTTAAATGCAGAACCCGACAGTGGTAAATAAAATAACATTTGATCAAACTCTGGTTCATACTCTTCCATTTTTTCCATGATTTGATAATTCATAAAATCTTTTACACGTCTAGCTTGTTGTTCTTTTGCTTGATCTACTTTACCTAAAATTTGTGATCTAACAGGTCCTTCAGAAGGTAATAATTCTTTGTAAGCTCCAGCTTGAAATTGTGTAACGGCTTCTGCTAACACAGGATGTGTTGCACCAGATGCACCTTGAAAAGGTTCTGCTCTGTTGTTGTATTTAAATCCTAATAAATCAAGTCCTTCAACATAAGCTTGCTCCCACTCTTTTCTAGATGTTTTGTACTCTGCATAGTCTGATCTCATGTTTAGTCCAATAGGATCTAAAATGTCTTCAGGTAATAATTCTGCTAAATTGTCGTAATGATTTTCTGTGCCTGGAATATTTACTTTTCCTGGTTCAAAGTTTAATTCAACACCGCCGTCTTCCATTGGTGTTACTTCTACTGGTTGTTCAGGTTGTTGTTCTTGTGTTTCCTCAACGTCAACTTCCGGCCCATCTATTTCAACGGACGTTCTAATGCTGTTGGGGAGTGTTTTATCTATCTCTGCCATTTATACTCCTAGTATTTTCTACCACGTTTTAATATTAAAGCCAAGCCCTCAGAATCAGGTCCTGACGTTGGTGGAGGTCCTGAATCATCTCCAGCTAACTTCATAATACCGCCGCCTGCTTTTTCTGGCTTGCCTCCTCCTCTTTGTGACTTGTAGTATACTCTACGCAAAACGTCTTCAAACTTATCTTCTCCCTTAAGAAGATTACCTTCTGTGGGGTCTTTTAAAATATTTTTTAAATCAAGTCCTGATGGATTAAGTCCCATTTCTTCTAATTCTTTTAAGTTATATTTTTTACCGTCTTTACTTAAAATATCAAGTATATCATCAATATCGTCTATACCCTCTTCGGCATCAATTGTATCGCCATAACGGTCTGGTTTAGCTGTGGCTTCTGTATACTCATCTATAGATTTTATACTTTTACCAGTTTTTTCATTAACAATATCTTCTCCTGGTTTATAGAACATTTCTGATTCTTGATATACACCTTCATAATTAGAGTTTGGTGTTGTTATACTTTTTTCTCCATTAGTTAAATCTTCAGTTAATTGATATCCTTTGTAATCATAAACTTTTTGTCTCTCAACAGTTGAAGCTGTTTCCGTAACATCATCCCCTGATTTTTTAATTAAATTTACAAAGTCAAAGAAGTATTTTGGTGTGCCACCTGAAGTTACTATGGGTGCAGTTTTTTGTGCAGCTTTACTGGCTACTGGTATAAGTTTATCTAAACCTAAAGCTTTTACTAACCCCATTGCTCCAGCGGCCCCCATGGTTAAAAGTGTATCTCTTCGACCTTGATCAATTGTTTCAAGTTTATTTTCAATTTTTGTTTTAAGTTCTTTTGCACCTTTACTAGATCCTGCAAGTCCTCTAAGTTGTCTTTTAAATTTAGGCGTTTTAGCTAAAAGACCAAATGGTGTTGCTGGTCCTGGAACTTCTGCAAGAAACTCAAGTTGACCTCCCATTCCTTTTTGTGCTTCGGTTCTATTTTTTTCGGTATCTTCAATTAATTTTGTTAAACCAATAGCTTCTTGTGCTTTGTTTGTAACTGTTGGTGAAATAGCTTCCATAAATCTATCCATCTTTCCAGATTTTCTGCCTTTAATTAAATCTCCGGTTGCCTGTCCTAATGCAGGTACAGTTCTAAATGCATACTCTGGTATTCTACTTGCGCCTTCAACAATTTTTTGTCCATAGTACGGATAGGCTCTTGGGTCTATCAATTCAGTAAATCTTTTAACTGGATTGTCTGCTATTTTCATTCCTAAAAATGTTTTATCTTCAATAGGTATGTTATCGTTTTGATCTGCAGCTATAGCCATGTTTATAAAATCAGGGTCCGGGGAACCATTAGCAAAATTAACTCGG